CTATAAACTGAGACCTCCTTTTAATGGATTGTTTACAATCGCATCTTGTAAGAAATCGGGTGCAAAATGAGCATAGGTCATCGTTTGTTTTAAACTGGCATGCCCTAGAATTCTTTGTAATGTGATGATGCTACCGCCGTTGATCATGAAATGCGTAGCGAAAGTATGACGCAACACATGTGTAGCTTGTCCGTCGGGCAAAGAAGGTTTTACACTTTTTAGTATTTTTCTAAATACTTGATATGAAACGGAGGAAAATAGGAGGTCTTTTTTTCCTTTGCATATTTGATCGCAGAGTTCTTTCGATATAGGGACAATGCGCGCTTTTCTTGTTTTAGTGTAAGTAAAACGTACTTTGTTTTCAATGATATGCTCTCGTTTCAGTTTCATTGCTTCGCCCCATCTAGCCCCCGTACTTAAACAAAATACGGCAATGTTATAATAATCACCTTCCAGATTAGCGAGTAGTTTTCGGGTTTCATCAAGGGTTAAGTAAGACATCTCACTCGCATTTATTTTTAATTTCTTGGCCTCAATAAAGGGATTTTCAGCCTCATATAATCCCATTTTAATTAATTGAGAGAATATACCTCGTATAGCATACAGTTCTCGATTAATAGTGGAGGGTTTTATCCCCTTAGCAAAACGCTCATTTTGATAAAATGAGATACTTTTTGATGTAACTTGAGATACATTGCTACTATGCATACCCTTACAGACACGCATTGCATTGTTGTAGTTAGATTTTCCGTTCTCGCTATGTTTACCGAACATGTTCCACCATAGCTCAACGAGTTCATCTAATGGGCGAATGTCTTTTAATTTTGTCCCCCATTCTTTTTTGCTGTGATTGGCCATTACATAACGTTCAAAGGCAATGGCTTCATGTTTTTTATTAAACTTCCGTCTGATCCGTTTTCCATTACGTCCAGTCGGTCTAATGTCCACTTCATATCGACCATCTTCAAGTTTCTTAATTGTCATAAGAAAGCTCTCCAATGGTAGAAAGGCTTTGTGAATCAATAAATTCACAAAATGCTTGATGTATTGTTATCCAATTTTCTTGTCTGAGTGGGATGATTGCGTGTTGTCTTGCCCACTGTGTGCGAGTGCCGGTGCGATTTGCCCAGCATCAGGATTGATTTCATCAAACATAAACCAAGTCATATATTTTCTAAATCTTGGAATTGAAAATAGTTTTGTTGCTGCTTCTAAAGACATATTCATTTTCCCTGATTCATATCCATGATATGTATGGTAATTAATCCCTGTTAAATCAGACATTTCCTTTAGTTTTAATCTTTCTGATTCTCTTATTAGTTTTAGCTTTTCATTTTTCGAACTTGACATAATTTTGCGGATCCTCTAAATTTTATTTAATACGAAACACCCACGTATAGCTACAAGGCGTAAAAGAGCGCCAAAGGGCGCTCATTAATAAGAGGTTACCAGATGTCGAAAGAAATCGAAATTCATAATATTGGTTCAGAATTTGTCACTGAGACAAAATTTGCCGGCTATATCGGTAAAACACCCAAAGCTGTGTCTGATATGCGTAAGGATGGGAAATTGCCTTATGTAGAAGTTAAGCACCCAGATAATTCCCGTGGTGAGTATTACATCGATGTAACCGATTGGAATAAAGGCTTGCGTATGGCACGTAAAAGAATGCCTAAAGAATTACGTGACGGCTGGCTGATATGGTTAGGAATGGGTGAACCACAATAACAAGGATGATGAAGGTGATAGTAAAGCAAATTACAGAGCATAGTTTTATGTATCGCGGTTTCACCATTATTAAACTGCCAAGAAAAGCAGTAACACCGATAACTCGTTATCACGTTTGGTTAGATGATCAGTCATTCGGTAAGTTTGATGCAATGGCAGAAGCAACGCATTATATCGACTTATTAAAAGGTGATATTCAATGAACCAATTAATTAAGCAAAGAAATAAATACAAACTAAACAGTGAATCTTTTACTTATAAAAGTAAAAAATATTCAAAAGCGGATAAAGCAACACTGGTTTTATGTGCCATTGTTATTGTTTCGTTTCTTGTGAAAGTTTCTATCTAGGTGTTGTCATGAATACTGCGGAGCTTATTCAAGCAAGAGAGCAACTACAAGGCAATGATGATTTTTATCAGTCTAAAGTGGTAAAGCATTATCGCAATGATGGTCTTTCATTTGATGAGCGCGTCAGTGGTATGAATAAAACAGCCGAAGTTAGAGCTGATTTATTAAGTAAGTTAAATAAAAATAGTGATGATATTTTGATTGGTGAGTTTCTTGATTATTTAAGAAATGAAAATAATCGTATATATCAGATGATTTATTACCTTGCTGAGATAGAAAAAGAAAAGAACGGAATAGATTATTTATTATTAAAGAGGAAAGATAAAATAAAAATCATTAATGCACTTCATCAAATAAAAGTATTGAGCGCATTAATCCCGAATAAATTAGCAATGCCTATTTAATTACACCTAAAAAATAAATGACATTTATTTGTCAGGACTTTTTATATCTGATTATCAGAGGTCTGATTATGTCTAAAGAAAGTGATGTAACCGATTTAATTAAAGCCGTTCGAGAAGATGAAAGAAAATCTCGGGCGGTTCTTTTTTCTGCCCGTTTACGCAAATTAGCATCAAAAGCACTAAGTGAACGAATGGAGCCTTCACAAGTATTTCAATTATTAGAAGGTGAAGCCGAGTCTATCGAACATCAAGCGCAGGAATGGAATTATGTCTAAAGAAATGGATTTAGCCTGCGAACAATCACAGTTATTGCTTGATAAACAAATAAAAGCAGTAACAGGGCGTTACATAGGTGTATCAGCGTTTGAATGTGAAGATTGCGGTCGTGAAATACCCGAAAAGCGCCGTATTGCGGTAATGGGATGCACTCGCTGTGCAGATTGCCAAACGGTGTATGAGCTGAAATCTAAGCATTATCGGAGTGTGTGAAATGGCGAATAAAACCATTCTGAAATGGGCGGGGTCAAAAGTCCGTATCATGGATAAATTAATTCCACATTTGCCAAAAGCAAAGCGCTTAGTTGAACCGTTTGCGGGTTCTTGTGCTGTTATGATGAATACAGAATATAACGAATATTTAATTGCAGATGCCAATCAGGATTTAATTAGTTTATATCGTAATGTCGTAGAACATACTGAAATAATGGCGCGTAAAGAGTTCTATGCGTGGGAAGAAAACAATCATAAAAATGATTACATTGCTATTAGAAAGTTATTTAATTCAATTAAGATATTAGATAAAAACGAGTGTGATCAATATATACAATCTGCTCGGTTTTTATATTTAAATCGTCATTGCTTTAATGGATTATGTCGATATAACAATTCAGGTGAATTTAATGTGCCATTCGGAACATATGCCCGTGTTTATTTTCCAGAGGAGGAAATCAGACAATTTGCTGAGAAAGCCACTAATGCCATTATCGCTTGTTTAGAATGGCAAGATACTTTGTCACTCGTTGATTTCGGTGATGGTGTTTATTGTGATCCTCCATATATGGGAGATGAAGGTAGTTTTACTAAATATCATCACACGGATTTTACTCACGCTCATCAAATTGAGTTAGCTCAAGCATTAAAGGCATTAAATCAATCACAAGGTAACCCGATTACTGTCTCTAATTCCATTCACGCCAAAGAGCTGTATGCCGATCTCGGTTTTATTATTCACGAGATTGATGCGCCTCGTTCTATTTCTGCAAATGGAAACCGCCAATCAGCAAAAGAGATTATCGCCGTTTTGCCGGAGGTGTGCTGATGGAACAGGGCTATGTCGATATTCAAGATCCAAAAAATGGGGTGCATATTACCGGCACTCGTTTTGCTATCGTTTATTGGAAAAAACAATTTGGATTAATTGAAGTCACTGTGATTGATGGTCGTGTGCGCCGTGAAGTGATTGCGTGGTATGACTCTGCGGTAAATGTGACGGCTGGCGTTGTTGGTGCACATGTGAGTCGTGTTATTAGTGCTGAAATTAAATCTATCTCTGAATTGATAGAGGTAATGACTCACGTTGCTAAACTGTGCGAAACAGCCATTGAAATTATTGATCCGAAGCATTTAGGCGGTGTGCGGTAATGGCTAGCCGTCTGATTGATTTTTCTCAGCCTCCTGTTTCCTATCCTGCTGATATGCAATGGACATATTGGTGGAATGGGAAACAGCATGAGCCAGTTGTTTATGAAAGACCGCTTACCCGTGAGCAATTGGCTCAGGGGCAAGCGATTTTATTCGATATTGAAAAACTGCCTCGCTTTCTTAAATCTCGCTTATTTAAGTACATCGAACATCTTAAAAAAGATAAAACGCCGAAAGAAGTTCATAACTGGCTGGTCTTTAAGTTCCATAAAAGCGTCTATCAGCGTTTGCAAGCCGTTAATGCGCGCTATGGTTTAGCGAAAGATAAACGTCAATTTTTGTTAGATAGAGATTTTGATCAAGCCATGTTCTTTAATCGCTTACCCGATGCGCATGACAAAATATTGCGTCATATGGCGAAGTCATTTGCGAACGCGTGTGACAACTTATTCGATGAATTGGCTGATCAGGCAATTGCTGAAAATAACGGTGATCGTGAGGTGTTGCTTAACCTAAAAGTGATTAACCCTATTTATCATCAATTAGGGCAGTTAATTACCTATTTACATGTAACGCCATTGTTTTGGGGAAAAGTTCAAAAAGGGAAATTGACACCCGAAGATGCACTATCAGGATTGAGTCGGTTAACGAATGAAGATTGGTGGTTTAAAAAGTTAAAAGCTCATCGTCAGCGTTGGCGTGAGTCTTTGCATATTGCTTTTGGTGATGTGAATTCAGATAAGACGCCTTACGCCAGTAAAAATGCAGTACGTGAAGTCAGAGCGCAACGTTTAGCGAATATGAATTATCTTGAAATGATGGATATTCAAGACGTTGAATCGGGTGATCGCTTCGATTTAATGGAAAAAGTATTAGCGAGTATCGCTAACCCTAAAATTCGCCGTATGGAATTAATGGCACAAGCCGCAGGTATTCAAAAAATCGCAGAAGAACGGGGTGATATTGGTTTATTTATTACGTTAACCACCCCTTCAAAATACCATCCCACCAAGCAAATTAACGTTTCTAAAGATGAGAAAAAGAAAAAAGTTCTCATTAACGAAAAATGGAATAACAGCGCATACACTCCGAAAGACGGTCAACGTTATTTAGTGAGGGTATGGGCGAAAATTCGCACTGCTTTTAAAGATAACGATATTAACGTTTACGGGATCAGAGTTGTTGAACCTCATCATGACGCTACACCCCATTGGCATATGATGATGTTTCTGGATAAATCTCAACGTGCATCAGCGATTGAGATCATGCGTAAGTATGCCCTTGAAGAAGACGGCGAAGAACGGGGCGCAAAGAAACACCGTTTTGAAGCAAAGCATTTAAATAAAGGCGGTGCTACGGGTTATCTCGCTAAATATATCTCAAAAAATATCGACGGTTATGCATTAGAGGGCGAAGTTGATGACGAATCGGGAGAATTATTAACCGAGGTTGCATCAGCCGTTACTGCGTGGGCGTCTACTTGGCGTATTCCTCAATTTCACATGTTTGGCTTGCCGTCTAAAGGCGTATGGCGTGAGTGTCGTCGTATTCGTGGTGTGAGTATCGCTGATAAGTTGGGTGATATAGCGGAAAAAGTAAGAGCGTCCGCCGATGCGGGAGATTTCGCCGCTTATATCGAGCACCAAGGAGGCCCTAACGTTAAGCGTAACCTACAAACGTTATTAGTCGCTCGTACTGTTGCCGATGAGCCGAATTCTTATGATGAAGAGGTGATGAGAGTCATCGGATTATATTCGCCGATAAAAAGTAGTGATTTAGTAAAAACGCGTGAGCGTCAGTATCGTTTAGTTCGTAAATCTAAGCAGGATATTGAGGCAATTGAGCATAAGCGTAAGTCAGAAACGGGGCGGGTTTTGACTTTAAAAAGCGCGATCAGCGCGCCTCGGAGTCCTGTCAATAACTGTGGATCGGGCAGTTCACCCGATATTAAAAAACCACACGATAGGGGCTTAAAATCGCCCGTATGGGGGATTTCTGAGCCTGAATATTTCGACCTTCATTCACAATATAGCGATTGGGAGAAATCATTTGGCGAGGTTTTAGAGCATAAAAAGAGTCAGCGGATAATTTCAACCGTGTCATTAAGTAAAAATCAGGAACGTTTGATACCTGAATTCAAAGCCTTTGCCGAAAAAATGGGATTGGATTTACCGCCCGACTCAATGTGGTCAATGGTGATGAACGGTATGCGCCTGAGTTATGGCGATGAAGTGATTTGGTTTGATGGTAGTAGGGTGCAGATTTCATCAAAGAAATAACAAATAACCATTTGAATTTTATAAAAATAATTAACGGTATCTTTAACTAGTTACCGTTAATTTTAGAATAAATACTTATATTTCAGCATAAGTTTTTAATAATGAATTGAAAAGTAGATCCGTTACATCTCTCTCATGTTTAGTTTCTATAGTTACTAATCCTGTTCGAGATATTTTAACTTTTCCTGAGTAGTTAGGATGTAGCATTGAAATATGAACTTTATCAATTCTGGGAGGTTTTTCATTATTGAATGATTTTTCGTAGTATTTTCGTAAATCTTTACTGCTTGAAATTTGCATTCTAGCTAAGGCATGTTCATCAACTTTTATTTGTGATAATTCTAGTTGAACTAGTTCTAAAGGAGTTATTTTTGATATTGAATTAACCCAGAGTAGAGGGTCAATATTCATATCGTCTAGACTAACACCTAAACCTAAAGCTTTTACCATATTTATAGCGAATGGTTTTAATGTTCTAGGTGGGTTAATTATAGCTATTATTGGTAATGCCTTTTCCGTGATATAAAATTCTACGATTCTATATTCAATACGTTCAAATGTTGTAGCCTCTCCATATAAAACAGGTATAACCTCTTCAGAAATTATTTTCTCAACAAATCTGCCTGTTACCTCATTATCTCTAACTTTATCAAATATAAATCCTTTTCCTTTAATATCAGTATAAGTTAATGATTTCATTTTTTGAACTATTTCTGTTATTGATAAGGAAACATTAAGAAACATCCACTTTATTTTCTTCATTTTCGCCTCCTTCAGATTTGGGGTTTAACTTTTTATATGCTTTTTCTGCAGAATCTTCGATTAATTTACCTATGCTTTTCTTTTCGATTTCTTTTGCACTTCTAGTTGTTACATTTAATTTACCTTTACTAAAATTATTTATACCTTTTATATTATAAGCAAAGTCTGTACATAATTCTGAATTCTTAAAAAAAGCTTCTAGAATTATTCTATCTCCATTACTTGATGATGGAATACTAGCCCATGAAACTTTACTTATATAATAACCTTTCTTATGAAGATCAGAAAATATTGATGATGAGTTGACGGATTCTCCTTTTAAAACAGCTTTTTTAACATATCCTGTATCAATAGCTTCATCATCATTTTCAAAATCGTGATTGCTAAGCCGATTAACCTCTATATTATTAACATCTTCAACATCATACCCTTCAATACCATGCATTAGGTCATGAAAAAATTGACTGCGTAAATGAGGACTTGTTACTGAACGTAATTCTATTTCAAATCTTGATATTTCTTCATTTTTTATTGTAGCAAGTTGAGTTTCTATTAATTTTGCGAGTTCTTTTGCTTTCTCATTTTGAGGCATCCTTATGTCAACTTCATCCTTATTTATAGAAAAATCTAATTTAACACTTTTTTTATCAATTTGTCTGAGTGCAGTTCTAGATAAATCAATGTCATCATAATGTAATTCAACAGAAAGTCCCCCATCTTTTTTTGTTGTTATTTGAAATACTTCAGATTTTGTTTTTGGATAGCTTTTTTTAATCGTCTCTATAGCTTCTTTTATTTCTTTTTGATCAGTTGTTGTGGATAGAGATATTTTAGTTGAACTTTCTTTTGGGTCATAGGTCTGAATTCTATTTTTTATTTCTTGTAGATCAATAAATCCGTGAGGTAATCTACACACCTCTTCAATTAAAACCTCTTTATCTAATCTATCTGAAACAATAATTCCTTTTCTTAATAAAATATCTTGTAACATAGAAATTGTTATGCGTTTATGATGAAGTGCATCATAAATATTTTTTTCGGTAGCGTAATATAAAGTATTAGTGGAATTCATTATCTAATCCCCATTCCAATTTCTTCTAGGTTAAAATTAACAATAGTTGTTTCGCACATTTCCATGTTGATTTTTTTAAAGAAACGTTCTTGTTCACCTAGTAACCAGCAAGAACTATATTTCTTTTTAGCATTAATGAAATTTTGAGGTGCTTCAATGTGAGGATGAGCATGGACTAATCTGATATCTATCTTTTTATTTTCTGTTAGAATTTGAAAGTTTGATAGCATATCAAAAAAATATACGAATTCATCAACGCTACTTCCTTCTTGGTTATAGTATATAACATAACCTTCTTCACGTATTTCTTCACCATAACTAAATGAATCATATTTTATGATAAGATATGATGAAGTCAGAGCTTCAATAGTAGCTGGCGTTGATTTATTTAAGGGGTGCTTTAATCGAGTTAGTGACATATCAGGGTAATAAAAATAATATTTATCAGGGTGTGGTAGTTTACCTTCACCTGATAAATATTTAATATCAAAAGCAATATTTATCAAATCAAAAATTTTAAATGGATCAAGTAAATATATTTTTTGTCCTATAGGTAATGTTAATTTGGAAATATCAACATTTTTCATTATTGAATTATAAAAGTCAGCATCATATAATCGATCATGATTATAAAGAAATAATAATCCTCTAACATTAAAACCTAATGAGTCATCTTCCAGATATTTTTTTCGCCATTCTTCATTCGAATTAGCACATTCTACTGCTAAAGATAATGAAATTAAAGCAGACTCTACACCACCTTTTTTAATCGAATTTTTACCATAGCTTTTTAAGTCGGTATTTAAATATACAACTTCTTCTTCATATGGGTTTGTATAATAAAAAACAACATCACTTGGGTGAGTTTCTTTTTCATGGGCTTTAGTTTCACAAGGCCAGTTCATGTCTTCGCGAAGAGCTCTTTTCCATTTGAATACAGTGAATATTTTTTGAGTTATTAGATTAGCTACACGTTGGATCGCTGCTGTTTCTCCGCCAGCCATACACACTCCTTAATGGTTGATTGTTTTTAAGAATAAATGATAACAAAAATTTATTAATTATTAATCTTATAAATTGAACTTCTATCTATTATTAGATGTATATCTATTTTTTGCATGTGATTGCATAGAATTGCATAAGAAAAAAACTTTAATAAGATACCACGTATCATCCTAGTAAATGGTGCTTGAGAGGCCTATATATCTGCATAAAAACCGACACATTTAGTGCGCGGGCGTGGCGGGGTCACGATTGCGTTTTGAGAGGGTTAAAAACATTATTTCTCGCAAATTTCCAGCGCGCAGAGCGATTAAAACAAGAAAAAGATATCTGAATATCAAATAAATTACGTGCGCTTAAAATGGATTGTAGGCGCATTTAATACAGGTTTGAGAGGGTGAAAATTAGGCGGATTCGCCTTATCAGGGGGTAAAGGGTATAATAGAATCGGGTCACTATTATTATTAGTCAGACCGACATTTCATACCTTACAGGTAAAAAAATACCGCCAGTGTCGGCGGTATTGTTCTTTATGCGGTGAGGTTATTCATCATCTAGCGTGTACTTATCAAACTTAATCACTTCTTCACCTAGCCAATCATTGATTTGTAATATCTTGCTTTGCAGTGGAGCCAACTCATTACGAAAGAAAACCTTTGCCGCTTTTTCTACGTCACCAAAGCCACCGGTATTCTGTGGAATAATCCCCATCATTTGAGGCGGTACGCGGTGTGCTGCTAACATATCGTCACGACTGACATTCTTAATATTGAGAAATTCATCTTTCGCCGCAATCTCACTTAGTGGAATAACTTGTACCCCGTCTTTTTTGCCGTTCGGCGCATGGATAAATAGGTTGCGGAAATTGCCGGGGCCTTTTGAGTTTTGCATTGCGTTACGGATTTTATCAATGTCGCTTTGGTTTTGTGAGGCGTCACTGACGTATAAAATAAATCCGGCATGGCTTCCGTTGCGATAATATTTAACACGAAACAAGGTTGCAGCTTCATTCAGTAGCACTGACATGGTGGAAGCCAGATATTCCGGTAACCCGTATAGCTCTTGATTTAAATCGGGTTCGTATAACTGAAACACGCTACCGGGTTTAAACTCATAAGGCTGTGAGTCATAGCCGTAACGCACAAACCAATAGCTATCATCAGCAACACCACGGCGGGTATATTTTGCCAGTGTTGGTGTGAGCTTTAATAAGTTCCCCACCATATTATTACGCCGTTCAAGGTAGGCATTGCCAAAGGTTAAGAAGTCGAGGGCAAATCGGCTAAAGTCTAACTTAGAGAGAAAACGGTTAGGCTGAAATGTGCTGACTAAAATATTACGTTTGACATAAATAGCACTGCTATGATGCGTCGCCGCACGAAACAGTTTTGATAACCCATCAAAGCTAACCGGTGGCTCATACCAATTATCAATTTGCGCACACTCCAGATAATCAAAGATTTCTCGTTTATCTAACACCGGAACGGGCTCACCAAAAGTAAAGGCTTCCATGCTGTTATTGGCGGTTGCCGTTTGTTGTGTTTTAAAACGTTTTTTATTTTTACGGCTCATCAATAAATCTCCACAATGTTATTACTGTTCTCGGTGGTGCCGGTTAATGGTTCGTTGAAAAGGGCATGCATCGTTGCCCATGCAAGGTCAGCGTGTCCGCTTTCTTCACTGCGTGAGGCTTCATAAGTAGGTCGGTTACCACTTCCGGTGGTCGTACGGCGAATGGAAGTAAAAGATTGAATGATATCAACGCACTGTGCATCGAACTCTAAACGTCCGTGACTAATCACGTCATAGGCTTTAATCACTAAGGCATTTTTGACATTCGGGTTATAAATAAACTCACGCGCAGCAGGAAAAAACTGGATGACATTCTGATAAACCCCATGTCCTAAGCCGGTGGTATCAATGCCCATATATTCCACATAGAAACGTTCGGTGATTTTTTTAATGGCGTCAGCTTGTGCGCGAAAATCCATACCACGCCATTGATGGCGTTCTAATATGCGGAATTTTCCTCCGGGTACTTTCGGCGGCGCGATAACCACACAACCGGCACTATCACCATTTTCACCGCCTTTGCTGGGGTCGTAACCTACCCAAACCGGATCATAACCATAAGGGCGCAGCGCTAACGGTTGAATGTCGTCCCACACTTCCCAACTGTCCACCATGCAGTTTTGCATCATGTTAAAGTTGAATAGGGATTCGATATCATCCATAAAGTGACACATTAACAGGTTGTTATATTCGTCCGGGCTATACTCTTTTTTGAGTTGCTCTAAATCGAATAAATCACAACCGCCTCGTAGTGCATCTTCAATATTGACGATTTGTCGCCATTGCCCATCTTCACATAAACGTCCATTGACTAAGGCTTCATGTGAGATATCAATATCAACTCTGTCTTCTTTTTTGCGCCCGCGGTTATATAACTTGCCTGACCAAAACGGATAGGCCTCATGGCTCATGGTTGACGGTGTGGAAAAGTAGGTTTGTCGCCACTGTTTTTGTATCGCCATACCCGAAGTCACTTTGCGTAACTCCTGAAACTTGGGGATCCAAAAGGTTTCATCTAGATATAAATTACCGTGATAACTTTGTGCCGTGCGGGCATTAGTGCCAAGGAAATAGAGCGTTGCACCGTTGCTTAACATCAATGGGTCGCCTTTTAACTCAACATCAACCTCTAATGCCATTTTGATAATATATTCACGGAACATATAGGCTTGCGCTTTACTTGCCGACAGGAAAACCTGATTACGTCCGGTGGTCAGGGCATCAATAAAGGCTTCACGGGCAAAGTAGAATGTTGCGCCGATTTGACGGGATTTTAAAATATTACGAATGCGGTGATGACCGGCGCGATACCACACCTTTTGATATTCAAACAACGTATCACGAAAGATATCTTCCAGTTTTTCAATTTGTTCTTCTGAAAAGAAGTTTTTCTCTGGCTGACGGCGTTCGCCTTTGTTGCGATTAGCAATCTTAGGATTAAGATCCGTTTCATTACCGCCGTTTTGATATTTTCTGATCCGCGCCATGCGTTCAAGTTGACGCCCTAACAAGTCGATTTCTTTAAAATCTTTGCCTTCTTTGCTCTCTTTTAAAATTAGATTGCAATAACGCGCCTCAACGGTTAACTCTGCGCGTTCGGTAGGGCTGATTTCATCCCAATTATCGCGGCGTTTCCAACTGTGAATAGTGGACGCCTTTTCGCCTAGCGATTCCGCTATGCGAGCAATGCGGTAACCGGCAAAATACAGGTGCATTGCTTTTTTTCGGTTATCAAATGTTTCTGTAATAGTCATTGCACAATCACGATTTCTTGCTTAAGTTACGGCTAGTCTATTGACCGCTGATCACCTATTCGCTTTATTCCCGTTGTGCCATATCTCAGACAAACCCTATCCATTGTTTAACGCCCCTTTTAACCGACAACATACAGACCAACGAATAAACGGATGCAGTCTGGAGTAGTGCATGTCGAAGAAATCAAAACCGGTTCGTCTTTGTGTTGAAGGGGCGACAACGGACGGGCGTCGAGTTGATCGCGAATGGTTAACCCAAATCGCGAAAAACTTTGATCCCACGGTTTATGGTGCGCGAGTCAATATCGATCACTATAACTATTCATGGGCACCACGCTTTGGTGATGTGGAGTCGGTGTATACCGAGGAAATTAAAGAAGGGGCACTGGCGGGTAAGTTGGCACTATACGGTGTGATCAATCCGACGCCTGATTTAATTGAACTCAATAAAAAACGTCAAAAAGTCTATACCTCTGTTGAAATTGACCCGAGTTTTTCAGATACCGGCGAAGCGTATTTAGTTGGGCTGGCGGTCACCGATAACCCCGCGAGTTTAGGCACTGAAATGCTGCAATTTAGTGCTAATGCACAAAGTAGCCCGCTTTCAGAGCGCAAACAAAGCAAAGATAACGTTTTTACTGCTGCAGAAGAAAATCACTTTGAATTTATTGATGAAAACCCGCAGAGCGAGAAGCCGGGGCTTTTTAGCATTATTAAAGAGATGTTTTCTAAAAAACAACACAGTGATGATGCGCGATTTACCGATGTGCATCAGGCGGTGGAGCTGTGCGCCCAAGAAGTACAAACCCTTTCTGCAGAAATTACCGCATTAAAAAACGCCGACCAAAGCGAAGCGGTAAAAGCGCTCACGAAACAACTCACGGAATTAAAAACCCAATTTGAAAATACAGACGCCTCGTTCTCACATCGTCCGCCGGCCACGGGTGGCGAAAATAATAGCGAAGTGCTGACGGATTGCTAAGGTAGTGAACAGATCATGAAAAAAGAAACTCGTTTTAAATTTAATGCGTACCTCACGCAACTCGGTAAAATTTACGGTGTTAGCGCACAAGAGTTTAGTGATACAAAGGTTCAAATTGAACCGTCTGCCGCGCAAACGCTGGAAACCAATATTCAGCAGTCAGCAGAATTTTTAACACACGTTAATATCGTGCCCATGGATGATCAAGTGGGTGAGGCCATCGGTTTAGGTATCGGCTCAACTATCGCAGGCACTACCGATACAACAGCAAAAGAGCGCGAAACAAGTGATCCGATTAAGCTGACCAAAAATAGCTATCATTGCCAGAAAACCGATTACGACACCCACCTTGATTACGCGAAAATTGATATGTGGGCGAAGTTTACCGACTTTCAAACCCGTATCCGCGATGTGATTATCCGTCGTCAGGCATTAGACCGCATTATGATTGGTTTTAATGGTACACACCGCGCCGATAATTCTGATCGGAAAAAATACCCCTTACTGCAAGATGTGAATTCAGGCTGGTTACAAAAAGTACGCGAGCGTGCGCCAGAGCATGTGATGGGCAGTGAAACGAAAGACGGCGCAACCACAGCGAAGCCTATTATGGTCGGTAAAGGGCAAGCTTATCAAAATCTTGATGCATTAGTGCAAGATACGGTCGATACTGCGATTGATCCTGAATATCAGGACGATACCGGTCTTGTTGTGATTTGTGGGCGTAAATTATTGGCTGATAAATATTTTCCACTGGTTAATAAAGACCAAGATAACAGTGAAAAACTGGCGGCAGATACCATTATCAGTCAGAAACGTATTGGTGGTTTGCCTGCTGTACGTGCGCCGTTCTTTCCTGGCAATGCATTTTTTATCACTCGCCTTGATAACTTGTCGATTTATTTCCTTGCGGATTCTCGTCGTCGTCAAGTGTTAGATAACCCAAAACGCGATCGCATCGAAAACTACGAGTCAGTGAATGAAGATTTTGTGGTTGAAGATTTTCGCGGTGTGGCACTGGTCGAAAATATTGTTTTTGAAGATGTAAAAGAGACACAGCCAGAAACAAAAAAAGAGGGGGGAGCTTCTGAAAATGAAGTCGTCAAAGACGACAAAGCAGTAACAGAAGAAACACCAACTGAAAATAAAAAGGCGAAATAATGGCATTATCTCCGTGGGAAAAACACCGCATGAGCCTTAGCGCGCAACAGTCCAGCCAATTGGGTGGGCATGTTAGCCGCAATACACAGGGCTATCACATGATGCTGTTACGTCTTGCGACAGATAAAAAAGAGCTAAAACATTTTCAGTCACGCGAACGCAAAGAAGCTTATAAGCGCAAGATATTAGCCAATTATCAGCCGTGGGTTGATGGGGCATTGTCCGGTGGTAGCGGTGTGCAAGATGATGTCTTAATGACGATTTTGCTGTGGAAAATTGATGCGGGGGATTATGAGGGGGCGTTAGATATTGCCGTTTACGCATTAGCTAACCGTTTAGTGATCCCCGGTGTGAACCGCACCACGGGCACCGTGATTGCCGAAGAAATCGCCGATTCTGCCATGCGAGCGTATGCCGTGAAATCACCGGTTTCATTGGCAACATTAGAGCGTACACGTGCTTTGACCGATGATGAAGATATGCCTGATGAAGTAAGGGCAAAACTCTACAAAATCTTAGGGTTAGTGCTACGCGATAATAATCGCCCACAAGAAAGCTACTGCGTATTAAGTCGAGCCTTAGAGTTAAACATGAATATCGGTGTGAAAACCGAATTAAAACAACTCGATAAAGTGCTTAAAGCCCAGCGTGACGCTGAAAAAGCATAGTGACACCACGTCAGGGCGGCACGGAAAAAGCAATTTGCTTTCTTTCGTCCACCGCCCACCTATTTTAAGGTTTTCTTATGGATTATGTTTCTGCTAACCCTGTGCCACAAAAAGACGAAACCATTAAAAATAATGGCTTTTTCCCTGATATTCAAACTCGTGATTTTCAATTGCAAACGCGTGTTGATGGCACTGTGACACCGGAACGGCTGAAAAGCACGTTATTGAACGCCATGATTGAAGTGAATCGCGAATTGTATCAGTGGCGTATTGGTCAAGCTGCGAAAACATTAAAAGAGGTGCCCGCTGAACAGATTAACGGTGAAAGTGAACTGATGATTTTATATCAGCGTGCGGTGTTCTGTTTTGCAAAAGCCAGTTTAATCGAACGCTATCGCGATATTGATACTACCGCACAAGGTAATAAAAAAGCCGACACCATGACGCCGGCTATTGATGAAGTGTGGCGTGATGGCAAGTGGGCGTTACAACGTATCAAAGGGGAAACCCATAACACGGTGGAGCTTATCTAATGCGGATTTACACCCAGCAAGGGGATACCGTAGATGATATTTGTTGGCGTTACTTTGGTCAGTCATCCGGCATGATTGAACAAGTATTAGAAGCCAATCCGGGGCTGGTTGAATTAGGGGCAATATTACCCACGGGCACCGCGATTGAGTTACCGGATACACCTCAACAACACAGCATCACACCGATTTTACAACTTTGGGATTAACCCCTTTAAGGGGGAAGGTATGAAGAAGATGCCCTATAAAGATCCAAATAATATGAATTGGTTTACTGCCTTATTAATTGCCGGTATGGCGGTTTTTGGTGGTATTGCCAGTTATGCCAATAAAATAGTGAAAGGGGAACCGTTCCGCTTTGCCATCTTATTTGCACAAATTGTTGTCTCTATGTTTTCAGGGGCATTGATTTTATTCGGTGCAAGTTATTACCAGTGGCAACCTGAAATTGCCGGCGCTATTGCCGGTATGGCGGGCTGGTCTGGTGCTGCATTGGTGAGTGCGTTAGAAAAAAGATTCTTAAGGAAGGTCTCTGGTGAATAAATTTATCTTTAGTCAGCGCAGTAAAAATAACCTTATTGGCGTTAATCCGCTATTAGTGAAAATTGCTTATCGTGCATTAGCCATTTCTACGGCAGACTTTGCGGTGATTGAAGGTGTTCGCACACTTGAAAAGCAAAAAGAAAACGTCAAAAAGGGCGTTTCAAAAACATTAGACAGCCGTCATTTAACAGGCGATGCCATTGATATTTTGCCTTCTGCGATTAAACCAGGGATGGAATGGCACCCGCATTTTTTTGAGCCGATTTTAAGAGCCTTTAAACAAGCGGCAGATGAAGAAGGGGTAACATTACGTTTTGGTAAAAACTGGAAAAGTGATCCCAGTTTACCCGTTGAAACCCGCTTTCCTGATTATCCTCATATTGAGATCCCACGATGAAAAGGAACGTACTGCTTATTATTGTGGCGGGTGTGATGGGCTTGCTACTGATATTTAAGTTTGATGCTTTGCTCACTGAGAATAGCCAGCTTAAGGGTGACAATCTTGCCCTTAAGCAAAATGTTATCAGTCATCAAGACGCCATTGAACGCTATCAGGAAGAGCTTGCCCGCTTATCAGAACTAGATAAACAACACACAAAGGCGCTAACCGATGCAAAAAATGATATTAGCCGGCTTAATGATGAGTTGCGCAATAATACTAAACGGGTGTACATCAAAGCCGATTGCCCCAACCCCGATAATCACACCACCGCCACCGCCGGCATGGGTAATGCAACCCCCGCACGACTTACCGAAACAGCTCAACAAGATTATTTACGTCTCCTCGAAATGATGGCGGAGAATAAGGCACAAACGGAATATTTGATTGATTATACAAATCGATTATTGCAATACATCAATGAGTTAAACCATGAAAAAGCCTGCAAACCTGCGTGATGCATTAATTAAAAAGGTAAGCTATTTAGGGGATAACCCCGATAGGCTCTACACCTTTATTGACGGCGGGGCGATTGTGGCAACGGGTGCAAGCAGTCAATCTTATGAGTATCAATACAATCTCAATATTATTATTGATGATTATCCAGGTGACCAAGATGTGTTAATGGCGGTGATCATTGGTTGGATTGAACAACATCAGCCTGATATTTTCCTTAATCCCGATAAACGCCAAAGTCATTTTACCTTTGATGCCTTTATTGATAGCAACCAGACCGCCAGTATTAGCATTGATTTAAAGTTGACTGAGCGTGTCCTCGTTAATGTGCAAGCGGATAAATTGGTTGTTGGTGCCATTGAAGAGCCGGCTGATCCGTTTGAAAGTTGGGAGAGTGTGGTTCATGAACGCTGATGATTTCAGCCCGTTAACCCAAGCATTAGCCGCTATGTTGGCAAAAGCGTCACCCAATGAACGTAAAAAATTGGCTCGTGAGATTGCCCGTGATTTACGCAAAAGCAATTTACAACGTATCCGTGCGCAAAAAAATCCCGATGGAACGGCATTCACCAAGCGTAAAGCATCAACGGTTATCGTGTTGCGAGGAATGAAATTTGTCTGGAAAGGACAGTCTCGCAGTTTAAAAAATTGGCGATTACGCAAAACAAAAAAAGGTGAGGTGATCACCGGTTACGATTTGGAAAAGAAAGCCGAACGTAGTTTTTATAAGCGCGATATTCTGCGTTTTATTGAAGTAAAAAAAGACAAAATTAGCACCGCAAAGCCCAATAAACAGACTCGCATGTTTAAGCGTTTAGCCACTGCCCGTTATTTGCGTATGTCGGCCAATGATAAAGGTGTCACGCTTTCTTTTGCTCCGCAAGTGGCGGGTATTGCTGCGGTGCATCATTACGGTTTAAAAGAGCGTGTGCGGGGTAAGTCATTAGAAATTCAATATCCTGAAAGAAAGCTATTAGGATTTTCACCGGCGGATATCAAACATATTGAAAATCAGTTACTGGAATTCCTTTCCCGTTAATTGTTCTGTCTTTGAAACAATCCCAACCCCGTGCGTTTTTTTATTTCCCGTTGCACATTGCGGGTATGAATATCGCAGAACTTATCCGAAAAATACAAAACTTGATCCGCACTGGCGTTGTGATTGATGTCAGTGCGGAAAAAGGCTGTCGAGTTAAAACGGGCGACAATGAAACCGACTGGCGCCCGTGGCTGACTGCACGTGCTGGTAACTCGCGCTCATGGTGGGCGCCCAATGTTGGCGAACAAGTGTTATTGTTATCAATCGGTGGCGATTTAACTACCTCGTTTGTGTTGCCGGCGATATTTTGTGATGATTTTTCAGAGCCGTCAACCTCATTAACCGCCCATCGTCATGAGTATAAAGACGGGGCAGTAATTGAATATGAGCCGGCAACAGGGGCGCTAATAGTCACGGGAATTAAAACCGCCGTGATTGAAGCCCGCGAGTCGGTCAAAGTCACGTCACCTGACATTACGTGTGTCGCGACAAGCAAAATCATATTAGATACCCCTACCGTTATTTGTACCAACAACTTAACCACGGGATCACTGACGGTGAAAAAAGGCGGCACCATGACCGGTGATATTACCCATGTTGGCGGGAAAATGTCCTCTAATGGCGTGGTGGTTTCAACCCATACCCACGGTGGTGTGCGTACCGGTGATGGTAATACGGGACAACCGCAATGAACTATCTCGGCATGAATGCACAAACCGGTGAACGTATTACCGATATTGAGCACGTTCGCCAGTCTATTAAAGATATTTTTAATACCCCCATTGGTAGCCGATTGATGCGCCGTGAATATGGTAGTTTGCTGGCCGATTTAATTGATGGCCCAGTTAACGCCAAGATGCGATTGCAATTAATGTCAGCGTGTTACACCGCAGTTTATCGTTGGGAGCCACGTATTGTGATGACGGCCATTGATATTCATAGCCAACAGGAACAGGTGATTGTCGATATCACCGGCTATTACGCCCATAACCAACAACCGATTAATTTCTCTCTACCGGTGACATAACATGCCAACGATTAATTTAAGCCAATTAACACCGCCCGATGTGATTGAGTCGTTAGATGCAGAACAATTATTACGCGAACGCAAAACGGCATTGATTGCCGCAATGCCCGTCCATTTGCGTGATGCGGTGGCTAATACGTTATCGTTAGAGTCGGAACCGCTGACCAAGTTGTTAGAAGAAAACGTCTATCGTGAGTTGTTATTGCGCCAGCGTATCAATGAGTCTGCCCGCGCGGTGATGGTGGCGTATGCAAAAGGGGCGGATTTAGATCAGTTAGCGGCGAATTATAATTTATCGCGTTTAGTGTTACGCCCTGCCAATAACAACACTATTCCGCCTACACCGGCGATTTTAGAGTCTGACGATGATTTGCGTTTACGCATTCCCGCCGCGTTTGAGGGGCTAAGTGTGGCGGGGCCGGTCGGTAGTTATGAATTTCATGCCCGTAGTGCCGATGGTCGGGTGTCCGATGTGTCCGCGATCAGTCCAGCACCGGCAAATGTCACTATTTCCGTGTTATCTCGTGAGGGTGACGGCACTGCATCAGAAGAATTACTGCGCATTGTTGAACATGCGTTAAACGATGAAGATGTACGACCGGTTGCTGACCGCATCAAAGTGCAATCCGCCCAAATTATTCCCTATCAAATTGATGCGACGTTATTTCTTTTTCCGGGGCCTGAGTCGGAGCCGATACGCAAAGAAGCAAATCAACGTCTGACGCAATACATCACAGAGCAACACCGTTTAGGGCGTGATATTCGCCTGTCAGCGATTTATGCCGCGTTGCATGTGGAAGGTGTGCAACGTGTGGAGTTAAAACAACCCACTAAAGATGTGGTGCTGGATAAAACCCAAGCCTCCTATTGCACCCAAAGTGCATTAACCATTGGTGGCTCGGATGAATAGCTTATTACCGTCAGGCAGTAGCCCATTAGAAAAGGCTGCAGCCATTGCCTGTCAATCCTTGCAAACCTTGCCCGTGCCTTTACGCCAATTATGGAACGCCAGCACATGCCCCGTTGAGTTATTGCCATATCTCGCATGGGCCTGGTCGGTTGATAGATGGGATGAAAACTGGTCAGAATCCGTTAAGCGCCAAGTAGTACGGGATTCGATGTTTATTCACCGACACAAGGGCACCATTGGCGCACTTAAGCGCGTGGTCGAGCCGTTAGGTTACATCATCAAAGTTACTGAGTGGTGGAAAACCGACGATCCGCCGGGCACATTTCGCCTTGATGTGGGCGTGCAAGAAAACGGCATTACTCAAGAAATTTATGATGAATTAGAGCGTTTGATTGCCGATGCACGCCCTGTTAGTCGGCATCTATTGGGGTTATCTATCAACCTTGATTCGCAAGGTGAATTTTACCTTTCTGCCGCCACCTTTAGCAGTGATGAGTTAACGGTTTACCCCTATTTTGCAGAAGAAATTACCGTATCTGGTGCGCCATTAACGGCGGTCGGAGTACACATTATTGATAAAGTTGAGGTCGCACATGAGCGCTAAATTTTTTGCCTTATTAACGGTAATTGGTGCCAATAAATTGGCAAAAGCCACCGCATTAGGCACTACCTTAAAAATTACCCAAATGGCTGTGGGTGATGGTGGCGGAACGTTGCCGACACCCGATACACAGCAAACTAAACTCGTCGGCGAAAAACGCCGTGCGGGATTAAATACCTTATTTGTTGATCCAAAAAACGACAGCCAGATTATTGCTGAACAAGTGATCCCTGAAAATGAGGGCGGTTACTGGATACGTGAGATTGGTTTATTTGATGATGAGGGCAGTTTAATTGCCGTGGGTAATTGCCCTGAAACCTATAAGCCACAATTACAAGAGGGAAGCGGACGAACGCAGACTATCCGCATGATTTTAACCGTTAGCCATACCGAGTCCGTTGAGTTAAAGGTTGACCCCTCGGTGATATTGGCGACCCGTGAATTTGTTAATGATGCTATTGAAAGTGCCTCAAAACAGACATTAGCGGAAGTCGCTAAGCTTTATGCCACCAAAACCGAATTAAGTACGGGTTTAAATAAGGTACAAAAATCAGCGGATGCCGCTAACACGAACGCCAATAGTCGCGTACCTAGTACCCGTAAAGTTAATAATAAACCACTGAGTACCGATATTACCTTAACGGCGAGTGATGTAGGCGCTGCAACACCGGCACAGGTGAATGAAGCTAAGACAGCCGCATCTAATGCACAGGCCACAGCAAACAGTGGTGTGAGCAAAGCAGATACCGCACAGAAAACCGCTAACGATGCAGTAAGCAAAGCTAACGCCGCGCAAACTGCCGCAAATAATGCCAATATTAATGCTAATGGTCGTGTACCTAGCACCCGTAAAATTAACAACAAACCATTAAGCGATGATATTAGTTTAACTGCCAGTGATATAGGTGCTGCAACACCGGCACAGGTGAATGAAGCTAAGACCGCCGCATCTAATGCACAAGCCACAGCAAACAGTGGTGTGAGCAAAGCGGATGCCGCACAGAAAACCGCAAATGATGCTGTAAGTAAAGCCACCGCCGCACAAACTGCCGCAAACAATGCTAACACTAACGCCAATGGGCGAGTGCCTAACACGCGTAAAGTGAATGGCAAGCCATTGAGCGGAGATATTAGTTTAAATGCGAGTGATGTAGGGGCTGCAACACCGGCACAAGTGAATGAGGCCAAGACTGCCGCAAACAATGCTAACAATAATGCCAATGGGCGGGTGCCTAACACGCGTAAAGTAAATGGTAAGCCACTAAGTGCTGATATTCGTTTAACGGCGAGTGATGTAGGGGCGGGGGCTAAAAATACTGCAAGTAAAGCTGAAAATGGTTGGTGGAAATGTGGTGATACAGGAATTATTTATCAATGGGGGAAAAAGACAATTACCTATAATGATTATTTTATTAATTTCCCGATTGCGTTTCCTAATAAATTGTTATCATTTCATGCCATTGATTATGATGGAGCAAATAATCCAGGGCTTAAATTAAGCAAATCAAATTTATCTAAAGCAGCAATGGAAATGCCATCAGGGATAATTGCTGTTATGTGGCTTGCAGTGGGGTATTAATATGTATTTTTTTAGTGAAAAGACAAACTCATTTTATTATGAAGATATGAAGGATGCTTATATTGCAGCGGGTACATTGCCTGATGATATTGTTTTAGTTAGTGATGATATTTTTGAAAAATACACACAATCACCACCTCAAGGTAAGGTTAGGGGTATAAAGAAAGGCATGCCAGCGTGGATTGATTCTCCACCGTTAACTCAATATGAATTATTCAATATTGCAGAACAACAAAAAATTAAGTTAATTAGTGAGGCATCTATTATCATTGAGCCAATGGTGGATGCTAAAAATGGTGGTTATATCGAAAAAGAAGATATAAAAAGATTGGATCTGTGGCAGCGTTATCGATATGCGTTAACAAAAGTCGACATATCATTAACCCCTAATATCGAATGGCCCCAAAAACCAGAATAACCGTTGTATCACCCCTCAAACAATCCCGCTTTCGTGCAATTTAACTGCTAATTTTTCATGCTACACGGACACAGTTATAGGAGTCCGTGAGCATGGCACAAGATTATCATCACGGTGTGCGCGTTATTGAAATTAACGAAGGCACCCGCCCCATTCGCACTATCAGCACCGCTATTGTTGGCGTAGTTTGCACCGCTGATGATGCGGACGAAAAAGCCTTTCCTTTAAACAAGCCCGTCTTATTGACCGATGTATCACAAGGTATCGGTAAAGCAGGGAAAACCGGCACCTTAGCCAGTACCTTAAAAGCCATTGCAGATCAGGCTAAACCCATCACTATTGTAGTACGTGTTGCACAAGGTGAAGAAGAGGCAGAAACCACCACTAATATTATTGGTGGTACTACCGAAGAAGGGCTAAAAACAGGGTTACAAGCGCTGTTAGCATCACAAGCCCAACACGGTATTAAGCCTCGTATTATTGGTGTGCCCGGTCATGACACGTTAGCGGTTGCCAATGAGATTGCGGTGATTTGTCAAAAGCTCCGCGCCTTTGGTTATGTGTCTGCTTACGACTGTAAAAATATCAGCGAAGCAATCAAGTACCGTGACAACTTTGGTCAGCGTGAATTAATGGTCATTTTTCCTGATTTTACCTCATGGGATAGCACCACCAACAGCGAATCAACCGCTTACGCCACGGCGCGTGCGTTAGGTCTGCGTGCCAAGTTAGACAATGATATCGGTTGGCATAAAACCCTATCAAATATCACCGTTAACGGTGTCACGGGCATTTCTAAAGATATCTATTGGGATTTACAAGATCCCGCGACTGATGCCGGTTTACTGAATGAAAAAGGGGTGACGACACTTATCCGCCGTGATGGTTTTCGTTTTTGGGGTTCGCGTACCTGTTCGGATGATCCACTATTTGCCTTTGAATCTTATACCAGAACTGCGCAAGTCCTCGCTGACACCATGGCGGAAGGGCAGATGTGGGCAATTGATAAACCGTTAACGCCATCTTTAGCGCGGGATATCGTTGAAACCATCAATGCAAAATTACGTTCACTGGTCAGTCAGGGTTATTTGTTAGGTGGTGAATGTTGGTATGACCCAACATCAAATAGCAAAGAAGCACTGAAAGATGGCAAGCTCACACTGGATTATGACTATACACCCGTGCCACCAATGGAAAATCTGATGTTACGTCAGCGTATTACCGATAAATACCTGATGGATTTCGGCAACAAAATCAAGGGGTAAATCATGGCGTTACCACGCAAGTTAAAGAATTTTAATTTATTTATGAATGGCGCCAATTATGTGGGCGTTGCGGAAGAACTCACATTACCCAAAATCACCCGCAAGTTAGAAGCCTATCGCGGGGGCGGTATGAATGGTTCGGTGCAAATTGATATGGGCCTTGATGATGGTGCGCTTGATAGTGAGTTTACCCTCGGTGGCGCTGATATTGACGTTTACCGCCAATGGGGTACATCCACTATTGATGCGGTGCAATTGCGTTTATGTGGCGCTTATCAGCGTGATGATACCGGGGAAGTGCTTGCTGTAGAGGTGGTTCTGCGTGGTCGTTATAGCGAAATCGATCCGGGTAACTGGAAATCGGGTGATAACACGCAAACTAAAGTCACCGTAAAACCCACTTACTACAAGTTAGTGATGGACGGTCAAGAAATTATTGAGATTGATATCGTCAATATGGTGGAAAAAGTGGACGGTAAAGACCTGTTACAAGCACAGCGTGACGCGCTGGGGCTTTAATTAAATGCGGAAAGAGAACATGAAAGAGCCAATCGAAGAACAGATCAAAGAGCAAGTTGAGTGGGTTGTTGTTAATGGCGACCAAGCCACGGTGACCTTAGAACAACCGATTATGCGTGGTGAAACCAAAATCGACAAAGTGACGGTGCTTAAACCCAATTCAGGGGCATTACGTGGTGTGCGATTACAACCGTTAATGGATATGGATGTTGATAGCATGATGCAAGTCTTACCGCGCATCACTATGCCAACACTGACAAAGCAAGATGTGCTGTCTTTAGCCGCGGGCGACTTGGTAAATCTAAGTGTGCAGGTGGTCAATTTTTTATTACCGAAGTCGGTTATGCCCGATTCCCTAGCGAATTAACTACCGATGAACTGGCGGCAGATATTGCCGTCATTTTTCATTGGTCACCGGCAGATACCGGCAAAATGAGCCTTTCAGAATTATTGTCATGGCGCTATCAAGCGGCGAAACGGTGCGGACAACAGGATGAGTAATAACTTAAAATTACAAGTTGTACTGAGTGCGGTTGATAAATTAACCGCACCGTTTCGCAGTGCGCAAGAAAGTAATAAACGATTGGCGTCCGCTGTGCGTCAATCGCGTGACTCGCTAAAAAATCTCAATCAGCAAGCCTCACAAATTGACGGCTTTCGTAAGATTAAACAGCAGTTAACCTATACACAGCAGGCGTATCAATCCGCCACACAACGTGTTGCTACTCTCGCCAAAGAAATTGCCAACAGTGAAAATCCGACAAAAAAACAGTTAGAGGCGTTTAAAAAAGCGCAACGGGAAGCGGGGCAACTCAAAACCAAATATGAGCAATTACAGCAGTCGGCACAGCGACAGCGCTCGGCATTACAAGCTAATGGCATTTCAACAAACCAACTCGGTCAAGCACAACGGCGACTGAATGGTGATATTGAACGCACCACGCAACAGCTCCGCCGGCAAGAAAACCAGCTAAGGCGCAGTGCCGAACAAGAACGGCGCATGGCGGCAGCTAAATCGCAGTATCAAAAAACGCTTGATGTACGAAATAAAATGGCGGGCACTGGTGCCACCATGACGGCAACCGGTGCCGGTATGTTGTATTCCGCGAAACAAACCTTAATGCCGGGGTACGAGTTTAATGTCGGTATGTCAAAGGTGCAGGCATTAACGCGCTTAGATAAAAACTCTGATGAATTTAAGATGTTGCGTGAGCAAGCGCGAGAGCTAGGCGCAACCACAGCCTTTACTGCCAACCAAGTGGCGCAAGGTCAGGCATTCTACGCCATGGCGGGTTTTAAGCCTGAGCAAATTAAAAATGCTATGCCGGGCACACTGGCAATGTCATTGGCGGGTGATATTGATTTAGGTACCACGGCAGATATCGGTTCCAATATTTTAACTGGCTTTAAACTCGACTCTGACCAAATGGGGCGAGTGAGTGATGTGTTAGTCGGTGCTTTTACCCGTTCAAATACCAGTTTAACCATGCTTGGCGACACCATGAAATATGTTGCACCGGTGGCGTCAGGGTTAGGGGTTGATTTAGAAACCGCGGCAGCCGCAACGGGTAAATTGGGTGATGCGGGTATTCAAGGTTCAATGGCGGGTACTTCATTACGCGCTATCTTAGGGCGTCTTGCTGAACCGCCGAAAATGGCCGCCAAAGCATTAGAAGAACTCGGTATTAAAACCCGTGATGCTAAAGGGAACTTACGCGACTTTCCTGAGTTATTAGCTGAGTTGGATAAGAAAACCGCTAAGATGGGTAATGCGCAACGGGCGGGGTTCTTTAAACATATTGCCGGTGAAGAAGCTTTTTCGGCTTTATCGGTACTGGCCGAACAAGCGGGTAAAGGGGAGTTACAAACTCTTGTTGCTGACTTAAAACAAGCTAAAGGTGAAGCGCAAAAAGTCGCGGGCACCATGACGGATAACTTAAGCGGGGATATGAAAAACCTGCAATCTGCATGGGAAGATTTAGGTATTCAAATTTTTGACGGTATTGATAGCCCGCTACGGCAGATATCACAAAGCATTACCCGTGTGATTTCTAAAGTCGGTGTGTGGATGAAAGAAAACCCTGAATTGGCTAAGACGCTGACGATGATCGGTTTAGCGATAGCGGGCATTATTACCACGCTGGGTATTCTCTCGTTATCCATTGCGGCAATGTTAGGGCCATTAGCCGCCGCGAAATTAAGCTTGTCAATTTTAGGCATTAAAGGCGGTAGTGCGCTAACACTGTTATTAAAACCGATAAAATTATTAGGTAGTGCATTTTTAGGGTTGGGTAAAGCCATGTTAGCTAACCCTATTTTATTGGTTATTGCCGCTATTGCGGCTGCTGTTTATCTGATTTATAAAAACTGGGACACCATTGGCCCCTACGTTTACAAGGTATGGGATACCGTTAAAAGATATACTGCTATCGCATGGCAAGCGCTAAAAGATACTATTAAGAGTGCATGGGAGGCCATCAAGTATATATTCTTTAATTGGACACCGCTTGGGCTCATTATTAAACATTGGGATTCGATAGTCAGCTACACCCAAACAACATGGACGATGATAAAAACTAAAATTTCAGATGTTTGGGAAGGAATTAAAACAACACTTAAAAACGGTTGGAATAATATTGTTAAATCTGTACAAGAAACATGGGAAACGATAAAAACCACGATATCAACAAAATGGAATGAGATTGTCGAAGATACCAAAGCATTACCGGCTAAATTTTTGCAGTTTGGTAGTGACCTGATTGATGCCATTATTCAGGGGATCAAAAACAAATGGACGGACTTTAAAAATAGCATTGGGGAATTGGCAACCGCAGCTAAAGAAGCACTCACCCCTGAGTTTATGAAAAGTAATGATCCGAAAGTGCAGTCTGCGTTAGATTCTTACAACAGCAACTTTGCCGGTATGTATGATTCCGGCGGTTATATCCCGCGTGGTAAATTTGGTATTGCGGGAGAAAATGGCCCTGAAATTGTCGAAGGCCCTGCGAATATCACCAGTCGTAAACACACTGCGATGTTAGCGGCTGCCGCATTATCGTTAGGCAGCGCCTTTTCGTTACAGGCACAAAATGCCCCGTTGCACCCACACAGTTTGCCGGTTGAAAACTATCGTCCTGCTCCGGCTAATGTGAATATTCAACAACAGCGTTATCAAGGCGCGCCGGCACATTATGAAATTAATATTCATCCTCAACCAAACCAATCCGCGCAAGATATTGCCCAGCTTGTTATTGCGGAAATCGAACGCCGTGAGCGTGAAAAACAAGCACGATTAAATAGCCGTTATCAAGACAGTGAGGTGTGGTAATGATGGCAGCACTTGGGGTATTTGTGTTTGAGTTACGCACCGTACCTTATCAATCCCTACAAAAACAACAAACGTGGCGACATGGTTTTACTCAACGTGTCGCACGCCGACCGGCACAACAGTTTATTGGCCCTGATACCGATGTGATCACCTTATCAGGGGCGCTTTATCCCTCATTAACGGGTGGTAAAGTTTCATTGTTAGCGTTGGAGTTAATGGCAGATAGCGGTAAAGCGTGGTCGTTTATTGATGGTACGGGCACCATTCACGGCATGTTTGTGATCACCGATTTACAACGTACCCATACCGAATTTTTCCAAGATGGTGCAGCCAGAAAAATTGATTTCTCGCTGACACTAAAACGGGTGGATGACTCCATCAGTCAGATGTTGGGAGATTTAAGCGACCAATTAGGCATGATGGCCAATGGTGCCGGTGAAGCGATGAAAGGAGTTTTATCATAATGTTGCCAGAAATGATCACCGGTAAAAGTAGCATACCGGCTTTTGTGTTAATTGCTGGTGATGAAGATATCAGTGCCAAAATTCAAGGGCGATTAATTTCGCTTTCATTAACGGACAATCGGGGCTTTGAAGCTGACCGGCTTGATATTGAGTTAGATGATTCTGACGGCGCATTAATGATGCCAAAACGGGGTGAGGTGTTGACTTTGCATCTTGGTTGGCAGGGTGAAAACCTTATTCATAAAGGCTCATTTACAGTTGATGAGATAGAGCATTCAGGTGTACCCGATAAAATGACATTGCGCGCTCGTAGTGCCGATTTTAGGGCAACGCTGAATGTGCGCCGTGAAATGTCTTACCACCAAAAAACATTAGGCGATATCGTCAGAACCATTGCAGGGCGTAATAATGTCACGGCGGTGGTTGATCCTGGTCTTGATACGGTAAAGATTGAGCATATCGATCAGACCAATGAGTCAGACGGCAGTTTTTTAACCCGCCTAGGGCAATTAAACGGTGCCACCGCCTGTGTTAAAAACGGCAATTTGTTGTTTATGGTACAAGGGGGCAATACTACCGCCAGTGGTCAAGCATTACCGCTAGTACAAATTACCCGAAGTGTGGGTGATGGACACCGTTTTTCATTAGTGGATAGGGGCGCTTACACCGGTGTGACGGCCAATTATTTAAATACCCGTAAACCGCAAGAAAAAACACAATCACAAATTCGCCGTAGAAAACCCACTACCAATAAACCGAAAAAAGAAGAGCAGAAACAAGGGGAGTACCTTGTCGGTGAAGAAGGTAATGTGATGGTGTTGTCTCATACTTATGCGAGTAAAACCAATGCTGAACGTGCCGCGAAAGCCGCGTGGGAAAAAATACAGCGAGGTGTTGCCTCTTTTAGTATTACCCTTGCGAAAGGGCGTGCGGATCTCTTTCCTGAATTACCTGTAAAGGTTAGCGGATTTAAGCCTGAGATTGATGAGGCCTATTGGACGTTAGTCACGGTGAGTCACTCATTAAACAATAGCGGATTTACCACCTCGTTAGAATTAGAAGTCAAAAGCAGTGATATAGATATGGATAAGGAATAGTGCCTGTGTATAATTACAGGTAATTTCCACATCATAAAGAGGTAACCCGTTTATGATGATTTGTCCTGTTTGTGGTCATGCCGCGCATACTCGTAGTAGTCAGCAAATATCTTCCGATACCAAAGAACGTTATAACCAGTGCCAGAATATCAATTGTGGCGCGACGTTCGTCAGCCATGAAACCGTAACGCGGTTTATTTCAAAACCTCAATTAATTGAACGGGTAGAGCCGCATGTTGATAAGTGTTGCCAACAGGCATTAGCGATTTGATGAAATGGCCCGGAGTGTTCCGGGCGTATCTGTATATTAAGCGAGAGTGTTATACATAAAAAATATATAATAAGAGGTGTTTTTATTAATATAATAAATTTTTTATTATATTTTGATTTACTCTTATTTCATTCTTAATTAACTCTATAGATTGATGATGATATGAATGCTCATCATAAGCACTTTTATATTTGTTTTCAATTATCCTTTTATACCAATAAGTATTATTGAGTTTATTAATAGATATTATTTCAAAGAATATTTCTTTTAAGTTAAACAAATATAGAGATGTTAAAATATATTGATGAAAGTTTGTTTTTTCTAAATAATGGTTAAATATTCTATGTTTTTCCTCATTGTTGGCTAATTCCAGTAATTTAATATATGTGGATAAGTGTCTTTTATAGTTGGAGAAAAAAAGATAACCATCTTTAATTAAGCTATAAAGACTTAGTATTTCAGATAACTTTTAATTATCAAAATAAGTAATTATTTTTTTTAACGCCTGGTTTTTTTTTGTTATTATTTCACTTTTGAGATCATAGGAGGAAATAACGTCACTAACTTTTATTATTGTGCCAGATGTATTACTTTTTTCTTCAAGTTGAATGTATGGGGCTATTATAGCAAATAAATTTCTTATATCATCATTTTCTAGATAAATAAGCTTATTTTCTAAGTTTAAAATATTATTTATAAAAAAATCATTTTCTATAATATTTATTACTTTTCCATATTCATTACTGCTTAAATTAAAATTATTTTTAATATATTCTTTTGATGATTTAGAACGATAATTACCTTCTTCTATAAACCTTGACATGTTATATGTAATCTCAATTATATTGAAATATGATAGTTTTTTTGTATGAGATATTCTTGTATCTTTTTTATATTGTTCTTTATCAAT